AACCCCTACTAAAAAACGGCTTTGCAAACCTTGACGACAATACTTCATTAGAGATTGTAGGTAAACGCATAATTGATGACACAAGGATGTATAACCTACTCTCTAATGGGTTATCGTACAGGCGTGGCGGCGCAATAGCACCCGTTGGCAAGTTAAACCATACAAGAAGTGGCTTTTGCTATAAAGTGAGATTGAAGGATAAAACATTTAAACGAGGGCAATTAGTGTTCAAAACCGCCCCTGATTTAGCAAAGAAGGTACATAAAGCCCTCGTTGAAACAACTAATTATTACAGAATTGAAGCATGAGTATTAACAAGCTAATATCAATCAGGAACCCTATTTACGAGGCAATGGACGACTTAAACATTGACCACGATAAACTCATCCCAAAATTCACAAGGTGGGCTGAGAGGGCTGAAAAAGAGATTGGGAGCTGGGCTCAATTTGAGCGCAAAAGAAAAGTAATTGACATCACTAATTGCACTGCTTGTTTACCAAATGATGCTGTTTATATTCAGATAGCTTTACTTGGCGACTATGGTGAGGATTGCGAAAACCTAATGGACAGGGCTTGTACTGTTATGAACGCCCCGACTAACTATGGAACAGTACAGAATACATTTTTTGTAGTGGACATGGGTGTTGGCGAAACTGAGTTTATCGGCGGTTCAATCCCATACGAAATTCAGAATAACAAATTAATATTCAATCAAAATTTTGATGGCAGAAAGCTAACCCTTCAATACCTAAGATTTAAAGTAGATTGTGATGGCTTTTTAGAGGTAGGGGAAAATCACGTTATGGCTATTAAGTGGTACATAATTTGGCAATACCTTTACGGCAAAACATCAATGAACAGCCTTGAATATGGCAAAATGAATAAGGCAGAACAGGAGTGGCACAGAGAGTGCGCCCACGCAAGAGCGCAGGACGCTGAGATTCCATTGTCAGAAAGAAATAGAATTGTAGGCATGACCCATAACCCGTATGCGGGAATAGGATTAAGCACAGGAATGAACACCACTTTGGGCGGTTATTGGAGTATCTGGTAAACTATGGCAGAGCAACACATTAATACATTTGAAAATGGCATGACAAGTGACGTAAGCGTTATTTATCAGCCTAATGGAACATACAGGTACATGAAGAATTGCCAGTTGATTTCCCAAGACGGGAACAACTTTGTGATTAAAGACTGTATGGGTAATGTTAAGCTATTTACTATTAATACGCCTTATAGCGGAACCACTGCCACTTTAGGTACTACACCATGTCCAATAGGGTTTATATCGTTCCCTGACCAATTATATGTGTTTTCAACTAACAACGCCACCGAACTCGGCGGTTATGGAGAAATAGGTGTATTTGACTATCAGCCATACGGTCAGGGTTATAGACCAGAAGGATTTTCAAGGGATGATGCTAATGAAGGTTATAGGGTGCTATATCATAGCACGGGACTAAAATTCACTCAACTAAGACAGATTGAAGGTTTTGCGTTTGAAGAAAACGCCTCACTTAGAAGGATATACTGGACTGACAATCTAAATCAGCCAAGAACTCTAAACACATCTGACCCTATATTTGACACTTATTATTCAGGTATTGCAGACTTAACCATTGGCGAAAGATACATGGTGCTTCAGGGCGCTGTGGAATACGATGGTGTTGATTATGGGCCGGGGCTAACCGACGGAAACATTTTCACCTGCACAACAGGAGGAACCACGTCTTTTACTGATATTACAGGCCCATCACCAGCCGCTTTAGTTATCAAGTATTACCCAGTTGAGTTGTTGGATTTTAACCCAGCAAGAAAATTAGGGTCAATGCGATTTGACGAGTATATTGATGGCTCCCTTTATTGTGGCGCTAAGATGTATTTTTACAGATTAAGAAGTTCAACAGAGGGTATTACCACATCTTGGTCTTACGGCTCTCCGCTAATGCACGTTGGAACCGAGGCATCGAACCCCGGCCCAACATCAAACGGCTATTTTGATTTCACTGGCGGCGGCTCAACCACTCTTACCCAAACCCCCTATGGCATAAACGTAAATATTTATGACATAGACACCAATTTTGATATGTTAGATTTGGCGTGTGCTGAGTTTGATGTGTCGCTTGATGTGCCAAGACAAATAACAATAGTTAACACAGTTGTTATTACTGGCGAGGAAATGACCGTTCCCCATAACGGAGACCTAAACTTGGGGACGCTAACCCTTAACGATGTTACGCTATTTCCTACAAGCATTATAACGGCTAAAACAATGACAACCAATAAGAATTATATTTTGGTTGGAAACATTACTGAAAGGCAGGAATACGATTTTGATAATACTGGAGTGTCGGTTGCTCAAACCGATTATTATATGCCAGTGTGCGTGTCCGACATGGGCTGTGCTACTGGTCTCTTTGACTTTAACAACATAGGCCCAAACGCTAACGGAAACCCGATTGCAGGAGAGATTTTAGCAGAGACTAAGTGGATTGTGCTTGGCCCCGGAACAGCCACATATAACGCTGTTGTTTATTCAGCAGGAGATATATTTACGGGCGTTGCGGGTAATCAAGCATTAACAGGAACAACTGGCGGGTGTCAAGTAAGGCCGTGCGTGTCTTACAATAAGTATACGCCAATTAACGGCTCTGCTGATAGACAGAATTACGTTCGGATTAAGGAGATTTACACTGGTGGCCCTGCGTATTGGAACTACAAACATCCAGCGGTTGCAAGTCACGTAAAAGGATATTGGAATGGGGAGAAGTACAGATTTGGCATTTTGTTTTATGACAAACAGGGTAACCCTTATTATGTAAGACATTTGGCTGATTATACATTTAATGACCAAGATACAGCGGGCGTTTCGTATTTAGATGAGTCAGGAACTATTAATGCGTTTGGGGTTGTTTCTCATGGAGCTAAATTTGACGGCATACAAATAGAGAAAGAATTAGTTGATAATATTAGTGGGTTTAGTATTGTAAGGGCTGAAAGGGATAAAAGGATTCTCACTCAGGGATTAATGGTTCAGGTTTGTAGTGATGCCACTGCTCCTGCTGCCATAAACTATTACCCGATAGCCCTTATTGACCAAAATGATACAAGGTATAATACAGACGCAACGAATAGGTACTGTTTGATTATGCCTGACCAAAATTGCGGTTTCCCCGGAACAGAACCAACAACCCAAAACTACTCTTATCTCGATAGGGCTTCTTGGGTAGATATAGGCTTAACCAATCCGCTTTATAAGTCAAAAGACGTTACTGGTCAATTTGAAACTCAGTTGACTAACGAGTTCCTTGGGGATTCATCAAACACAGCCACAATAGACATTACATACATAAACGATGTAATAGAAGGGGAAACAATAACAAACGCATTTAATGAGTCTGGGGCAGAATTTTTTAACGACCTATATGTTGTTAATCCCACCGTTTTAACAGACACATCTTGTTTTGGAGCCGCCACAACAAACATAGCTGGCTCAACCGCAAGAGGAGGAAAGAAAATAATTATTGAGCTTGGCTCTACATTTTATTACGAAGGAACTGCAACTGATTTTTCTAATTTAGCTACGGCAGATGTTAAAAAGCCGCTTGTGAACATTGTTTTTAACAAGACAAGTTTTTACGGCGGCGATTCTGAAGCCGCATTGGCTAATACAATTTACATTCAGTGTGGGCATTATCAGCCAATAAATGATGAGGTTATAGCTGACAATAACAATACAAATGACCCAACGGCATACAATCACCTTACATTTAATGATGTTGAGGTTTATGGCGGTGACGCTTATACCTGTTTAGTAGATTATGGCTATGGGCTTTATGATGAAAATTTAACTCCCCCATCTGCTCCAAGCGGAACAATAGACCACTATTCTTATGCGATTAAATTCCCATGTCAGCTTAATGCCAACTACGATTTAAGAGAGGGCAGAACAACCGCCAAGAACAGGATGCAATCAACCGCAGACGGGGTTGTTTATGATTATAGTTCAGCCACAAGGCTTGAGGACTTTAAATACAATGACGCTTACTCTTCTCAAGGAATATCATTTGCTTATGCGGCTAAACCCCTTAATTATCTGTTTAATGATAAGTTCAGAACAAGGATTAGATATGCTGGGCCAAAAATTAACGGGGAGTCACCTAATTCGTTCAGAAACTTCTCAGCAATAGATTTGCTCGATTTAGACGGTCAGGGCGGCGAAATAAACAACCTTAGAACCAAAAACGCAAGAACAGTAGTTTGGCAGAACGCTATGGTAAGCACTGTGCCAATCGGAGAAAGACAGGTGGTGAGTGGATTGGATGGAGCAGAAACCACAATCGGAACGGGTGGGGTTGTGGATAGGTTTGACCCTATTACGTCTTACTTTGGCAATCAGCACCAATGGGGGCTCACCCAAACCGAGTTTGGTTATGTTTGGTTTGACATGAGAAGGAAAGCATTTATAGCCTTAGACTTCGCTTCAGGGGTAGAAGAAATAAGCCAAATAAAGGGCTTAAAAGGCTTTTTTGACGAGGTTTTCTTAGAGAACAGTCAATATGACCAAAACTACACAGAGTACATTAATTCGCCTAATTATGACATTTACAGCGATAGGCCATTAACGGGTTTTGGAATCACGGGCGTTTATGACCCTAAATTCAAAATGACCTATCTCACATTTAAGTTTCAACAAAGAGATACTGAATCTGGGCCAGTGGTTAGAAGTATAGCAAAAGATTTCACTATTGGGTATTACCACCCGACAAAGATGTTTATAGGGTTCTACGATTGGACTCCGGGGATTTCTTGGAATCACAATCAATTAGTATTATCTGTTAATAATCCTAAAAACCCAACTAAGTATTACGGGGCCAATATGGCTTCTACAAACTTTGTTATTGGTGATA